CGCCGCGTCGTCCTTGGTCTGGGTGGCGATGAAGCCGGAGTTCGGGTTCGCGAAGTTGCCAGCCAGGCTGGCCACCACGTGCTTCATGTCCGCACCCTCACCGGCGGTCCGCTTCGCGGTCCGGAGCAGGGCGACGTTGTTGACCTCGTTGGTCAGCTCGGTGGTGTCCATCTCCGAGAGCGGCTTGTCCAGCACCATCCCTCGGGCCTTGGTGTCGATCTCCTTCAGCTTGGACTCCATCACCTCACGAGTGGCACCGGGCGCGAAGGCCGGACCCTCGTTCTTGAACCCCAGCGCCGGGCCCAGCACAGCGGCCAGCCGTCTGTTGTGCTCGACCTCGTCGGTGCTGCCACGGCCCTTGTCGAAGTCGGTCAGCCAGCCAGCGGTCTCGGCATTCCTGCCGAGCACCGTGCGGTTCTCGTCCACCCAGTCCGAGAAGGCCTTGTGTCCTTCCGGAGTCTTCCGGTAGGCCGTCCACTCGTCGTCGGTCATATTGGAGTCCCACCACTCCGGCGGGTCCTCGGGTGGCTTCCCGCGCTTCGCCGCAGTGAGGATCAGGGCCCGACCACGATCCATGGTCTTGCCGAGCTTCTCCGCACGGACCGCCTTCGCCGCTGCCTCGTCTGCCGTCTGCTGCTGGGTCTTCGGCTTCTCCGGTGCCTTCGGCGCGTCCTTCTCGGGCTCGGTGTTCTCCTCCTTGGGCTTGCCGGTGCTGATCCGCTGGAGCTGACCGCTGCGCTGGTAGTCGGCCTCCTCCGCCGAGAACTTCCCGCCCGCGCTCGCGTGCAGACCGGCCTTGGCGTCCTTGGGCCGGATCCGACCGGGGCGTACGTAGCCCTGGTCCCGCTCGAAGCCCATCTGGGACCGATCGCCCTTGGGCCGGGAATGGGTCTTGATGTAGTACGGGAACTGCTCCTCCAGGGTCCGCGCCGCCGCCGCGTACCCGTGGCCGTTCAGCCGGAACTTGACCTCCTTCATGTTCTGCAGCTCCGCCCGCAGGGACTCCTTGTGCTGGTTGGCCTCCCACTCGGTCATCCGGTTGTTGGCCACGTCCCTGCGGTCCATCTCGACCAGGTCGTCCAGCAGGTCCTCGTCCCGCTCCGGAGTCTCCGGGTTCTGCTTGAACTCCGTGATCCGGGCGTTCACTGCAGACCGGATCACGTGCCGGTCCGTGTCCGGCGGGTACTGGCTCCTGACCTGTCGCTCGATCCCCTTCCGCCACACCTCCGGGATGTCGTGCCGCTCCACCTGCTCGGACTGCACCGCGTCCAGGATCGACTCGTAGCGCCGGGTCATCCGGCGAGCCTTGTCGTTGTGCCGACGCCCGCCCCGGAAGTCCTCCTGGAACTCCATCGTGAACGTGCCCGAGCGGGAGACCACGGTGACCCGACGTGCGCCGGTGACCAGCCCGGTGTAGATGTCCTCGGTGGTCAGCCCACCCACCGAGCGGTTCCGGATGTACTCCCCGCCCTTCAGCCCCTTCAGGTTCTTCAGGTTGAACGGCAGGTAGTGGTCGTCGCCGTACGCGATCGCCTGGGTGACCACCTGGCCATCGGCGTTCAGGATCACGCCCTCGGACGGAGGGGTGTGCCCGGACTCCAGGTGCAGGCCGTAGAACTCCTTCTCCGGAATCTTCTTCTCCAGGTAGTCCCCGATCGCCTTCCGGCCCTGCTCCCGCTCCTTCCAGGTGGGCGCGCGCTGCTCTGCTGCCTCACTCGCGGCAGCCCGCTCCTTCAAGGACTGGCGCTTGTACTCGACCTTGCCCTCGGGCTTCTGCTGACGCAGACCACGGTCGGTGGTGGGCCTGCGACGCTCCTTCTCGGCAGCCCACAGATCGAACGACCCGCTCATCTTGCTCTGCTGGACCGCATGGCTGTAGTCGTCGATCAGCTCCTTGTCCGGGGTCCGCTCGGTGCCCCGGTACCGGTAGCCGGTCTTCCGGGCCGAGGGGCCGATCACGGCCTCCGCCTCCGGGCCGTGGCGTCCGACGATCTCCGCGAACTGTCCGGCCAGCTGGATCTTGGACCCCTTCGGGGCCGTGTCTCCCACGAACTTCCCGGCGTGCGCCATCCGCTCGTAGAGCCGCTGGTTGGAGTTCCTCCCGGTCGGGTCACCGGCGTTCAGCCACTTGTTGGTGAAGTTGATGCTGTCCGTGTCCGCCCGATTCACCGCCGCCACCTGCTCGGCATCCATGCTGCCGCCCAGCGCCCCGGCCAGCCCGAAGGCAGCCCCGCCAGTGGTCAGGGTGGTGGGCTTGGCGTCCGCGCCCTCCAGGGTGAGGTTCGGGTTGGCCAGCGTCTTGTACGGCGGGATGGAGCCCGAGTGGATCTGGGTGAAGGGCCGTCCGGCCTTGTCGGTGAAGTGCAGCATCACCTCCTGGTTCCCACGCCCTTCGGTGGACTGGCTGACCGTACTCAGGAAGTTGGCCAGCTGCCGGTACTCGTCCTGGAACTGGATCCGCTGCTCCTTGGTCAGCTCGGTGTCGTTGTGGTGGGTGGGGGTGTCCACCCCGAGCATCGCCTTCGCGGTCTTCCCGTGCAGCTCGTTCGTCTGGTTGTGGGTGATCTTGGTCCGGAACCGTCCGGTGCCCGGCTCCCGGAGGAAGTCGGACTCCTTCCACTGGTAGCCGTACTTCTGGGAGGCACCGGTGCCCTGGGTGGCCTTGCAGACCTCCTCGATCATCGAGATGGTCTGCGCGTACGCGAGCGCGTGCTGGGGGTCCATGCCCTTGGAGATCAGCCGGACGTGGGCCTCCTTCAGGTCCTCCAGCTGCTCGCGCACCACCTGGTTCAGGTGCCGCTGCAGGGTGCCCAGGTTCTTCTCGATGTCGGTCTCGAACAGGTCGGAGGCCACGATGTGGGTGAACATCTCGGCGGTGTCGTCGTCCATCTTCATCACCAGGTCGAACGCCCGCTGGGCTGCCGCGTGGTTGAAGAGGGGGTCACTACTAGAGGGCGTGTAGGCCTTCTGGATCTTGCCGTTCTTCTTCGGACGCGCCAGGCCGAGATCGGTCCTGACCCGTCGACCTACCGCATACCCCTGGGCGAGCGTAGAGGACTTGGCGACCTTCTCCTCGGCCTCCCAGCGCTCAGCGATCTTCGGGTGCTTGGCGTGCAGGTACCGGCGCTGCTTCACGCTCTTGAACGGCATCTCACTTCCCCTTCTTCGGCGGAGGCTTCTTCGCCGTCTTCTTCGCCGCGCCCTTGATCGGACCCTTCTGTGCGGTCTTCTTCGCAGTGGCTGCCTGGGACTGGAGCTTCAGCTTGGCCGTGGCTGCCGAGGAGCGGTCCTGGTGCCGGAGCGCCTCCAGCTTCCTCTTGTGCTCCCGGTTGCTCATCACGTCCGCCAGCCGCATCTTCTCCTTCTCGCGACCGTGGGCGCTCTGCGCGGTCTTCTCCCCGAGCTGCATCTTCTCCTTCTCCATGGCGTGCTGCTTGGCCGCGTTCGGGTCCTCGGGCGGCGGCTGCTGCTGGATCTGGGCCTGCTGCATCTGCTGCTGGGTCTGCATGTCCATCTGCTGCTGCTGCATCCCCATCTCGGCCTCCTGGGTGGCCGGGTGCGGGGTCTGGGCATGCATCTCGGCCTGCTCCGGGGTCATCCCCTGAGCCGTCATCTGAGCCTTCTGGGACAGCCCGGTCAGCTCCATCTGGCCCTGGCCGTACTCCATGGCCTGCTGCTGCTGCAGCATCACCCGCTTGTAGTCCACGTCCTCGTCCGTCATCTCCGGCAGGCGGGCGATCTCGCGGATGTACTTCTCCAGCTCCGGGTCCGGGAACCACTGCATGCCCGCACCAGCGGTGGCACTGATGAAGGCAGCCAGCTGGTCCAGGGCGGGCGGGTCCACGTTGGTGGGCTCGAAGCGCGGCAGCTCGTCCAGCTTCCACCCGTTCACTGCGAACAGGCGGGGGACCGCGTACCGGTTCAGGGTGTCCGCGATCGCCTTGGTGATGGCGTTCAGGGCAGCCCGGAAGATGCCGGTCTTGTCGGTGTGCAGGGAGTAGGAGCCGGTGTCCTGGTGTCCGACCAGGATGAAGTCGGCCAGCACGCTCATCAGGATCCGCTGCTCGTAGCGGGTGATGATCGCGTTGGTGTCGAACTGGCGGGTGCCTCCGGACGACATCAGCTCGAAGTCGAACAGCGGCTGCTTGGTGTCCGGGTCGTACTGCGAGGGGAGAACCAGGCCCTCGTTCTCATCTCGCCGTACGCCCCGGACCATCTTCTTGAAGGCCTCCACGGTCTTCGCCTGCGGGGTGCCCTTGGCCGCGGTCAGGTAGTCGGCAGGCACCTTGCCCACCGGCATCCCGGCCAGGTCCCGCTCGACACCGATCGCCTCGAACTCCTCCAGGCGCTTCTTGAAGTACCAGGAGCGGTAGGAG